CGTCAGGTCATAGTAACCCGCGAGGGCTTGTTCCTTGAGCGCCGCCGCCTCGCCGAAGTCGAGATTCGTGCGGTCGCCCTGCCCCATTTCTTTCAGATCATTCGCATTGAAAGGGGGCGAGCCGTTGAACATCCCGTCGATCAAAGCACGGTTGCGGCTAGAGCCCTCATCGGCTTTTTTGAGCGCGAGGTAGATCGAGCGGGCGGCGTCCACATCGCCCACGCGAGCGCAGGGGGCTTCGCCGGTCACGGGGTCAAGCCCCTTCAGTTCAAGCGGTGACTGATTCAGGTTCATCGTAAATGTCTTTCTTGCGTTTCTTGGGGTTCAATGCGTCGATCACCGAGCCGTCAGGCACGCCAGTAACCAAAACGGTTTCAGGGCGGATCGGAGCGGCCTCCACGCCAGCCTTCTCAGTGAAAACCAATTTCTCGCCCTGGGGCCGATAGCCAAAAGTGCCAGGCTGGTGCTGGATCAAATCGCTGGCCGAGCCGTTGCGGCGCATCTCAAAACGCAGCGTGACATGCCATGGGGTTTCGTTCGGCCCGTAGCCGAGTTGCCGGATCAGAATGGACTCGGCGTAGAAATCCACAGGATACACCGAGCAGGCCGCAAGCCGGTCAGGCTCTTCCTCGTATTTTTTTGTCGCGGGGTTCAGGGCCACCGATTTTTCAGTCGCCCCGAGGAAGGGAGTTTTTTTATAGAAATACTCTTTCGCGATTTCCGTGAGCCAGCCCGTGCGGGTCGGCGTGGCGTGCTCATCGAGCCACAGCCACGGATCGGTGCAACCTACGCTGTCGAGGTAGCGGGCCGTGTCGTGGAAGAGCTTATTTCGAGAAGTATAGTTGTGGTCTCCCGTAAAAAGGTCGGCGTTTGCAAAAGCTCCTTTCAGAATATCGAGCGCCTTTTCGATCTCCTCTACTTTCTGGTGCGGCCCGACGAGGAGGACATCGTGCGAGGCGACACCCCCCAGGGTAAAGATGTGCCGGTAAAGCGCGGTGGCTTTATCAGAAAAAGGGATAACAAGCAACATGGGTTAATAAAATACAAGGTTAATAATTCTTCGCAACCAATTTTTCAAAAACTTTGTCAGCGTTGATGTGGGCGTCCTCGATTTGCTCCACCGTGGGCTCATCGAGGTCGGGTTGACAGGCGTGGGTAATCTCATGGCGCAGTGTGGCTTTCATATCAAACTGCGGATTCAAATAGATCGTCCGCTCGTCGTAGTTGCAAAGGCCGTGCAGACAGCGCCAAGACCCGTCTCTTTTTATCGGGGCCAGTCGCTTGATGACTAATTTCCACCAGCGCCCACGGATGCGAACCCTTGCACTCCTCATTTTTTTCTAGCCGACTCCGCGTGCATTTTGCGGTGGCAGTTGCTACACAGCACAACGCACTTTTCAACTTCCTCCAGTATATTGAACAAACCCGTAGAACGGGTCATTTCGGTGACGCTCATCTTCTTAGCCCCCGGATGTATATGATGAAAATCAAGAACATCGGCGGAGCTATTTTCACCACACAATCGACAGCCTGCACGCTGTTTATATTTGCGGAGGAACTGAAGAACTTTTGCCCGTGTTTTATTTTTTTGCTCGGCCATTAAATTCGTGCTTTGGTCGCCTCGAAGTGCATGGCGTCGTAGCCCCAGAAGGCTCCGGCGCTCTGCCAGCCCTCGCGGGCAAAGGCTTCCATGATCTCCAGCGGCATATCCGCTTTGATCGGCCAAGTGTCGCGGAAGGTATTGTCATCAGCATCGAGGTCGATGGCCGCGCCCCAGGAGTGAACCGAGTAGCTCGTGCCGCCGCGTTTAGGGCGGAAATTGAAAATGCCTCCGTAGTCCTCGGCCTCCTCCAAAATCTCGCGCTCCCCGAGGCTTCCAATCTCCGTCAGGACACGCTTGAGCGAGGCGGCGACTCGAAGGTGGCAACGGGATTTCGTGACTCGTTTTCCGTCATAAAACATGGGGAATGGGAACTCGATCGTAACCAAGTTCGACTCGTCCCCAGGGGCACCATAGAACTCCCGTAGCGCCTCCTGTGTGGAGGCAGGCCAAGGGTTCGGCGTCGGCATGAGGGACCGAAGATGCTCGCGGCAACGCGCTTGGCTCTTCGGCCCCCAGAATCCATCGGGCGTAACGCCGATTCGGCGTTGCATTCGTTGGATTTGCTCGGTCGTCATTTACCCTTGCGGATAATGTTGATGAGGCCGACCAGAGAGAGTCCGGCGGCAACGATTTGATTCTGAAGCTCTGGCTCCAGCTTCAAGCCTAAAGCAGTCACCACTAGGATGATACCGCGCCATGTGCTATTTTCAGAAAGCCGTTCAACGGCAATGTTTAGGATTTTCATTTGTCTTTTAGCAGTTTGGGTTGAGCGAGTCCGAACTGCTTCCAAGCGTAATGCACGGAATCATCGGGCTCGCGTTCCGGGGAGGATTTGGGGAGATAATCGACTTTCACGCTCAGTTTCAGCGTGCCAAGGTCGCCGACGCGATCGCCAAAGGGGGGAATTGGCACGGACACGCACCCTGCAATCAGTAACAACGGAATGAGTAGGAGAGCTTTCATTTTATTTCCAGCCGCCGAAGGCGTTGCTCGTGATCGGCAAGCAAGGCATCATGGCGGGTGTCTGTAATTGCATTCTGTTCCATGCGTATTAAAACCTGCTCGATCTTTTCAATGCGTGAGTTAGCCGCCGTAAATTCCTCCTTGGTAACAAACTTTGTTCCGAGGAGTGCCACGATGATGAGTGCCCCTGTCGTCGCGATTTTTAAGGCGGTATCGAAATAACGAGAAATTTGGTCTTGGCTCATAGTAACGCGACTTGGGTGATTTTCTTCTTCAAGCGGGATTCCATGGCGTCCATACCGGAGGAGCTTGCGACTCCATACCCCGCAAAGGCCGCCTCAACTTGAGGCTGCAAGAACTGAACGAGGAAGCCCGTGTCGTGGACAATAGAACCCGTGTTGCTTGAAGTGTTGATGATGCTCACATTGTCATCGCGGAAAATGCGCCCCCCGTTGATGACCACATGGGAAGTTCCTGTGTTCTGGAACCGGAGCGGAGCGACTGCGGCATTGATCTGGTAGTTCATCCGGTCGATCGGTGTGATGGCACCAAAGAAATTGGCGATGCCTTGCGAAGTCGTCAGGAGATGGATGTAGTAATTGTAGATCGCCTGCGCGGTAACTTCATACGGTGCCGAGGCGTCACTCAAATCAATCTCAACATTCGTATAATCAGGCGAAAGCGAGATGCCTGTAACGGCAGAGCCGTCGATATTGTTTGCAATATAGGTCGCGTCGTTTTCCTGCTCGGTGGCAAAGGTAAGCCCCCCGGCGGTGAGAATGCCGAGCGATTCGATGGGAGTTTTTGCCGTGAGGCCGCTTTGGTAGGCGGCGCGGAGGCTGATGGTATCGCCCACGGAGACGAGTGCGCCGAGGAGGTCGAAGGTCTTTGAAAATCCTCCGCTGGCGAGGGTTTCGTTGGCGAGTTCGAGGTTTTTTGTCTCGTTGTAAAGGCGGACTCGGGTTCCTGCGATGAGGCTGGGTGCGGAGATAGTGGCGGGCTTGATGAAAAACTCGGCTTCGTAGGCGGGATCGAGCGTGACATCGAGAGCCGCGCCTTGGAACGCGGCAGTGAGTGTATCGGTGGCCCCGGAACGCTCGGCGCGGACGACGGTGAGGCGGAACTGCACGCGGTTCTGCGAATCGGCGGGTAGGCTCGACAAGTCGCTGGAGAGGCTCGTGAGGGCGGCGGATGGGATGTATTCATCCTGTCCGCTCCAGACATTCGAGGCGGGGGTGAATCCGGTGGTGGCGTTGATGAGCGGGGCGGCGCTCACGGAAGAGGAGGCGAAGACAGGCCAGAGGGTGCCGTTGGAGGTGGTGATGTCGCGGATGCGGATTTCGTTGGAGCCAATGGAATCCACGATGCCCGTGAGCGTGACGGTTTGGCCGCTGATGGTGCGGGCCTGCGTGACGGTGTGGCCCACGGAGTAATTCGCGGTCTGGTTGGAGCCTGTGAGCCGCACGCCAAACATCCTGCGGGTGGCGGTGTAAGTGCCAGCGGGGCGGCGCATGGAGACACCGAGGGAGTAAGCGGCATCGAAGGTGGTCGCCGGGAGCGAGCTGTTTCCCGCATCGCGGAAGTGGAGATTTGTGATGCCCGTGACTCCGCCGTAGCTGCGGGCCTCGTAGGTGGCGGAGTCGCCAGAGTTGCGAAGGAAAAGGCGCAGGCTGCTTTTTGTAAAAGCTGGGCCGACATTACCGCTGCCGAGCGCGAATGCCGTGCTGTTTTTCGCGTAAAACGGAGCGATCTGCACGCGGCCTGCGGTCTTGGCGACATTGCGATAAACCAGCATGGAGGGGGTATCGACGCCTGTGCTCAGCGAGAGGCCAAAAGCCGTCTCAGGCGTGGCGTGCTGGATGAGGACGCGGTCGATGATGACATTCGAGGCCCCGTTGTAGCCGTTCCCCGAGCCTCCGGTGAACGAGGTAAGCGCATCGTGAGTCCAGTTCGAGAAGACGCAATTTGAAGAGTCGGGGTCTGGAAAAATCAAGCCGCCGCGCTGCGCTCCGAAGATTTGGAATTTGTTGAAGCGGCTACCGGGGCCGCGATCCAAAACTACAGTAGAAGTCGCCGCAAGCGCTACGGTTCCGGTGCCAGTGGGCGCAGTGGAATTTGCCGTGAAGGTGCCGCCGACCACAGGATTGCCCGAGTAGCCGATCGCCTGCCACTGCGCGGTCGTCGTGGTGCCGAGAGATTTAATGGTATAAACATGGCTGGCACGAAGGCCATCGGTGATCGGGAAAGTCGGCCCCTCGCCGACATACCATGTGCAGTCATTGAATGTGTTGCCGTATGCTGCGGACTCACCCCCGAGGAGGACGCTGTATCCACCGAGCACGGAGAGGTCATTGAGATTGGAGATTCTCTGGAAGAGGTTGCCGCCGTAACCGGGCTGGAGCGACATGGCGTAGCCCGTGCTGTTGTTGACCTGCGTAGTGTAAAACTTCGGCGAAATTTGCAGCGTGTCGAAGGAGCTATTGGAGACCGACATCGAGACAGAGACGGGTGCGGCATAGCGCACATCGTTGATCGTGCTGCCGCTGCCCCCGAAACCGCTCCCGCCTTGGCCCGTGGTGGCGTTGGTCAGCGCACAGGCGAAGAGGACTTTCTCTACATTCATCACCCCGGCTGGCTGGGCTGAAAAAACGCTGGAGGTATTTTTGCCTGTGAAGATGCAGTTTTTGAAAACGATATTGACGCACGCGAAGCAATCGAGCGAAGCGTTCTCGCACAAGAATGCGGTGCCTGTCATGGTGATGGTGCCGGGTGCGCGCCGCCAATTCAGTGTGCCGCTTCCGCCGCCGTGGCGCACCCCGCAGTTGCGGAGCGTAAGTTCCTGCGTGTTGCTGTTGTTCGACATGCTATCGAACCGAGCGATCGAGGTGTAGTTGAACTCCGTGGGGCCAGAGAAAGTCATCCCTGTGGAGCCGCCTGCATCGCGGATTTGGATATTCGGAATCGTGATCGCGGCCCCGGCTGGCGGCGCGCTGCGGAAGGTGATCGTGTTCGCCACCGTGTCGTGCGTGAAATGGTCTTGGTAGGCCGTGACCAAGTTTGTGAAGGAATCGACCTCGGCGTAGGTGCGGAGGTAGGATGTGCCGTCGCGGAAAGTGTCGCCGCGAGCAACCCAGCACACGCTGATGTTATCGTATTTCGAGCCGCCCGCGCCCGTGGGCAGCGCAAAGGTGGTCGTGCTGCCATCCCCCGTGCCGATCTGGATAGGTGCGCCAAAAGCGCGAAGCTCGCCGTCTACACTCACAGGGATCGAGCCTGTGACATTCACGAAAATCGGAGTGGTGGTGGAGGGGTTATTGACTACAACCTTACCGCCCGTTCCAGTGAAACTAATACCTGCGATATTAACGGTGTTTGTGTCGATCGTGAGAGTGGCGAGCGAGTCCACGCTAATTGTGTCGCCATTGGCGATCGTAAGCGTGCTGTAATTAGTATCCGTTGTAACTGAGATATTAGCCATAAATTAAAGCGAGTAAGAGCGAGTCACGGTGGCGATGTCGCCTGACCCATTGTAAGAAATTGTTTTAGTAAGAGAGACGCCGGAATTTTGGCGATCGGTGGTAAGGACCTGGGTGATATTTCCCGAGGCGTCGTAAGTGAATGCGCGTGAGTAAAGGTGCGTGGCCTTCGCGCTAGTGGCATACACCTCGATGGCCGAGGCGTCCCCGCCCGCCGTATAGCCGACCTCGTGGTAGTAGGTGGCTCTGGCAGAGTTAAACATCTCATCAAGGTCATTGATGGTGCTGACTCCGCCGCTGGCCGAATCCAAGGCAGCTTGCAGGCCGTTGATGTCGGCAATTTGGTGCGTATGAATAGGCGAAGCCGCGACTTGCACTACCGCGCCACTGCCGGGGTGCTTGCCGTAGATTTTTTTGTCCGCGTAGTTTACGGCAAGCTCCCCCGACGCCATGGCGGAGGCCGTGGGGAGTGCCCCCACAGCCTCACTTTTCAAGATGGATATTCTTGAAGCCATTTGGCTTAGAATGTCCCCGCGTCAATAACGAAGTCGGTGATCTGGTTGGTGCCAGTGCCGACAAGGTTGCCGGTGACTTCCACCGCGCCGCTGATCTCCAAAGCGCCATTAAGCACCGTGGTTCCAGCGACAGTGCCAGCGAGGTCGATGTTCTGGGTCTTGGACTCCAGATCATCGGCTCGGCCTTCGAGGGCGTCGATGTCGCTCTCGGCTGTGGTCATGCGACCTTCGAGGGCGTCGATGTCGCTCTCGGCTGTGGTCATGCGACCTTCGAGGGCGTCGATGTCACTCTCAGCGGTGGTCATGCGGCCTTCGAGGGCGTCGATGTCGGCCTCGGCGGTAGTAGCGCGGCCTTCGAGGGCGTCGATGTCGCTCTCGGCAGTGGTCATGCGACCCGAGAAAACGGCGTCGAGGGCCACGGTGTAGCCCGTGTCCAAGGAGCCGGTCACGGAAATCTCATTGGAAGTGCCAGAGACCGAAGCGTTGGTGTTGTCGATCAAGTCCACGCCAGCGGCGAGGTTGAAGACAATGCCGTCATTCGCATTTGCGAAGAACGCGGCGGCGGGGGCCAGAACGAAGTAACCGGCAGCGGCTACTTTGTAGTAATCGCCTGCGTCTTTCTCAGTGAGAGAGGCGAGGTTTGTGGCAGCTCCGGCGCTGGCTCCACCATTGATGGTGCCGACATAGTTGAAGGCCGAGCCGAGAGCGTCGATACGGAGCCCTAGGGCGTCATCCCCGGCGATGCGGGCATTCGTCTCTGTGGTCAGAGCGGCGTTGATTGCCGTAACCTCGGTGTCGAGATCGGTCTTGCGAACGACATCGGTGGTGGCCGAAGGGGCGGTAGTGACTTTGGCGGCAGTGAAGGTTTTGGTTCCTGTGACCGACTGCGTGGAGCCGAGGTCAACGAACTCGCCTTTGCCAGCGACCGGGATCGCGGAAGTTCCGTTGTGGATGTAAACTTTGTCATCGACAAAGTTTGCTGCGATTTCGCCCTCGGTCATTCCTGCCGGAGCGCCTGCTGCACCGCTCAAGCGGCGCAAGACTTTGAATTTTGGACTAGCCATGGTGTGTGTTTTCTATGGGTTGGGTTGTGTGGTTATTCTGGGGAAAGTTAAAATCGTCCGGCGTCAAGATCGAGGAAGGGCGTCACAAGAGCGCCGCTTTCCACAAAGACAAAGCCTGTGCCAGAGGGGGCGGGGCCAGGGATGCCCTGATCTCCCTTCGCGCCAGCGGGTCCGGCAGGCCCCGGAGGCCCTGCGGGTCCCGTATCGCCCTGGCTTCCAGCGGGTCCCTGGGGGCCGACCGGTCCTTCGGGTCCCTGCGGCCCTGGGGGCCCCTCCACGCCCGGAGGCCCGGAGGAAGGAGCCGCCGACCACACCGCGCCACTCCACACCCACGACCGAACGCCGTAGGTGTAGATGTCGCCGATGTTAGGGCTGGATGGAAAGGAAAGCATGGTTACGGAATTGCGGGCCAAACGACCTCTTCAGGAGTAGAGAAACTCGAAGGCACATCGCGAAGCGCCTGCCGATACACGGTCCAAGCGTTCTTTTGTTCTGCGGTCAAAGGAGCGTCGGCGAGTTGAGTCCAGTCGCTTTGGGCGAGGAGGAAATTGCGTTGGGCACGAATTGTGTCCCAAGTCAAAGGCTCGGGCTCAGGAGCAGGGGGCTCTGGAGGTGGCGGGGTATCTTGAACCTCCCAAATTTCACCATTCCAAACCGCCTGTTTGCCATTGGCAACTTTCGGCGGCTCATCAAAAGTGCTTGAGCGCGGGAGTAGAAAAACTCCAGGCTCCAGAGGCGATTCCTGCGCGAAATCAACACCAATAAAAACTCCGGTTTCAGGATGGAATGAGTATGCGTTTTTCATTAGAATTTAATGCAGTAAAGCATGGCGATGTTTGCTGGACGAGTTTCGGTAGCAGTTGGAGCTGGTGGCGCCGTGCTATTTTCTATTAGCGTCGAGGCGCCAGTTGTATAACCCCCACCGGACGGACTTGCCCAACTTCCAACACCTGTGTTTGTGGAGTGCATGTGGCTCTTAAACTTATCTTGCTCTACGCTACTAAAGACGCCCGAATAAGAAAAACCAGTATTAGACCTCCCAGTATGCACTCCCGAACCGTCACTTGTCGTAGCAATGGCGGCTCCGCCGATTGTAGCGGATATTTGAAAGGTATCCGTAGTCAAACCCGTCACCCTTACATAGTAAGTCGTCCCCGCAGTGATTCCTGTTGGCAAGGTTCCAGTCGTGGAAAATTGAATGGGGGTATTCGCGGGGAGCGCGTGATTAACCCAAGTAACGACCGCTGGGGCTGCACGAGTAATCGTGACCGTCTTTCTAGGGTTAATAGTTTGAGACCCGCTACCACGAATGAAGATACCGCGAAGGTCGGGGAGGTTAAAAGTCGTTCCATCCGCAGATCCATAAGTAGCCCCAATGGAATTAAAAAGAGAAGAGTAAGTCGTTCGAGAAATAGAAGCTCCATTCGCAATAAGCCACCCTGTCGGGGCGGAGTCCATTGCAAATGGTAAAATAGCTCCTGTTGGAATAGAACTAGGAATAGCTCCTGCTGCAAGTTTAGCAGCAGTTACACTTGCATCTGCAATTTTAGCAGTTGTTACCCCTGAGTCAGCTAGTTTAGCAGTTGTTACCGCCAAATCAACGATTTTGGCAGTGGTTATTTGTGTAATGCTACTTAGGTTCATAAATAAACTCTCCAGGTTGTTCCTTCATATCTCATGGTGAATTGCTGCCCTGCGACATTGCACACGAGGTCTTCGGCGAGACCCTCAATGTTCTGCCCGTTGCGGGCGATGGTGAGGTTGAGCGTCGCCCATTGGTTGTAGTGGTCTGCAAAAACGATTTCCGCGTAGTTAGCGGGAGACGCGGGGAGCGTGATTGTAAAAGCCGCCGCCGTGGTGTTCGCTACAATTCGGTCGCCCGCGACAGCGGTGTAAGCGGCGGTCTTTGTGGACCAAGATCGTCCGTAACGAGCGTCTTGCTCCTCTTGGGATAACTGCAATTTATACCAAGACTGCCATGAGCGACCGCCTCCATTGTCCCAAGAGCTTCGCCGCCAGACTTCAGTATTACTTAAGCTGTCCGCCGTAAAACGATGGACTGTCTGAGTTACCCAGTTGGCGTTATGAACTTCAACACTTCCAAGCCACCAATCTACGATTCCTCCAGGCTGGTTAGTAGCGTTATACGCCATATACCAACCATTCTCTAAAGCAGCGTCCCAATCCGTGACTGTCTGACCAGATACTCCAAGCCTAGCTGGCAATATAGCGGGGACTGTAATATCCGCAGAACCATCGAAGGGGGCCCCGTTGATATTCCTAGCCGTCGTGAGCTTTGCGGCGGAGCTTGCTGTGCTGGCGTTGCCGGAGAACAAACTTGCTGTAATTGTGCCAGCCGAGAAATTGCCGTTCGTGTCGCGGGCGACGATCGCGCTGGCAGTATTCGCCGAAGTCGCTGTCGTGGCGGAATTGGAAACTTTATTGGCGGTAGAGATCGTGGCAAGTTTAGTGTCAGCAATTTGAGCGTTGTCGTTAATGTCCGCATTGACAATCACGCCCGCAGAAATCGCGGTTGGAATCGAGATGGCTGCGCTACCGTCAAAACTTTGAGCCGTGCCGGTGACATCACCGGAAACATTGATCGTCTGCGCGGTGGCTAATTTGGAAGCTGTGCTGGCATTACCTGTCACATTGCCCGTGACGCCTCCCGTCACATTGCCACTTAAATTACCCGTGATGACGCCTGCTGAAAAATTGCCAGAGGCATCGCGCTGAACAAGCGTGCTGGCAATGTTGGTCGTGCCATACCCCACCGGGGTTCCCGCGACGCCATTGCTCACCACCACTGCGCCTGTGCCCGACGGAGCCGGACCTGCGGGGCCTTGAGCGCCCGTGTCGCCTTTCGGCCCGCGAATCTGACCCACATTGACCCAAGTAGAGCCATCCCACACATAACCGTTACCGTCGCTTTGGGCGACATACAGATCGCCCTCAACTTTGACCGCGATAGAAGTCAGGTCGGCAGGGCTCGTCACAGCGCCTTTAAGGCTGATGCTCGCGCCATCGTCGCCCTTCACACCCTGAATCCCCTGTGGCCCCTGCGGCCCGATGTTTCCTATATCGCCTTTGGCTCCCTGGGGAATCGTAAAATCCAAAACCGCCGCTCCGCTCGTGCCGGAGTTAGAAACCGAGGCGTTGGTTCCAGCGACCCCCGTCGTCACCGTGCCTACCGCAACCGTCGCAGCCGGACCCTGCGGCCCAACAGGGCCAACATTTCCGATGTCGCCCTTATCCCCTTTGTCTCCGGTGTCTCCCTTGACGCCAGCGGGGCCGACGCCCGTTTCCACCCAGGCGGTGCCGTCATAGACATATTCGCGAAGATTGATCGTGTCGAACCAGCGCGACCCCTCCAACGGATACAGCGGCGCGGTGTCGGCATAAACAATTTCGCGGGGAGGACCCGCGTTCAACTGACCAGAGACGGGGTTGAAGAAAAACCTCATGTTGGGATGACAGCCACCAAATTTCCTTGGGAATCGTAATTCATGTTGAGGGTTTTAAGGGTCGTGCCCGCCTTGGAAAAAACCACTTGGCTCATGCCAAACGAGCCATAAGACATATTCACAGCGACATCATTCGTCGGCTCGTATTTCCCTAGAGTCTCCACAGGGATTCGTCCATTTACCGGGTTGGGGAGCTTGGTTCCGAGGAGCGCCTGCGTTTCGTCCGACTCTGTCTTAACCTCCGTCTTGAAATCCGACAGCGTCGCGCTCGCGGTGTCGAGTTCGGTCTTAATCTCCGAAAGGATGACTTGAGTGTCGTCTGACTCAGATTTGACCTCTGCCTTAAAAGCCGTCAGCGTGGAGTTAGCGTCCTCAAGTTCGGCCTGAATATCAGTCAGAATGACTTGAGTTTGATCGCTCTCGTCCTTAATGAGCTTCCCAAGGTCAACGCCATCATCGTAGAAAATCGAGAGAGCGTCCGTCGCTCGGTGCGTGTCACAGTCCTTATACTGCGGGAACACAATGACCGTATTGCCACCGGAAATGGTAATGTCGGCATTCGGATCAGCGGCGAAATTGTGGTAAACAAATCCGACCGTAGAGTTCACCACCAGCAGCAATCGCTCAGGCAGAATCTCAATGCCGAGCAGGGTAATAGTCCTGCTCGCAACATCAAAAGTATGTGTGCCCTTGTATTGTTGCTTCATTTTACGCGGTTATATTTTTATTACACCTGTCAACTCAAAAAGCAAGTGAATTATGTAATGGAAATAACCTTTCCGAGGGAGTCGCCGGAGGTTCCGTAGGTCAGATTCAGAGTCTTCAAAGTTACGCTACCCCTGGAAAAAATAATCTGTGATGGGCCGTAACCGCCCGCCACATAGCTCACATCAACACCGTTGGACGGCTCAAGCATACCTAAAAATTCGATCGGCACCACGCCATTGACTAAAGTTGCGAGTTTTTCACCAAGGAGTAGCTGCAACTCATCTGACTCGGACTTTGCTTCAGTCTTAAAAGCCGCCAATGTAGCGTTCGCGTCAGCTATCTCAGTCTCGATGTCAGAAAGAAGCCCTTGAGTCTCATCTGACTCGGATTTCGCTTCGGCCTTAAAAGCCGTCAGCGTAGCGTTGGCTTCCTCCAACTCGCTATGAATATCTGAAAGAATCCCTTGCGTTTCGTCGCTCTCGTCTTTTATCAACTGCCCGAGATCAATCCCGTCATCGTAAAAAATTGAAAGTGCGTCAGAGTTTTGGTGGGCCTCGCAGTCTTTATACTGCGGGAAAACGATGACTGTATTGTTGTAAGAAGGGTCGATGGTTACAACAAACCGCGTCCCGCCGACCGTGTTGGCAAACCCCGCCGAATATCCGTCGCCAGGATTAACGACGCCCGTTATTACGCCGCCAACGATATTGATGACTCCGCCCTTGTCTAAACCATCTTGATATAGTGTGTAGTCGCCGTCGAACCCGCCGATCGCGTCGTAGTTTACAGCAGACAAAAGCCCGCCGGTAGAACTAGGCGCAATGCTGACCTGAGCGACAGGCTCATGCTCGATGTTGTGGTAAACAAACCCCACCGTGGAGTTGATAACCACCGCCAGCCGCTCGGGCGGGATTTCAATGCCCGACAAAACGATGGTCCGGCTCGCGACATCTAGCGTGTAGCTGCCGGTGAACTGCTGCTTCACTTAAACTCCCCCTAGGGCGATAGAAAACGCCATAACCGAGCCTTTGGAAACTTCGCCTTGCGGACCCTGCGGACCTGTGTAGCCGCGCAACCCCATAATTCCTTGTGGCCCAACCGGCCCCTGTTCTCCAGCCGGTCCCTGCAACCCGCGAGTGCCCTCAATGCCCTGTGGTCCGGGGTCGCCGCGAAGTCCTTGAAATCCGCGAGCGCCCATAGGGCCAGCCGGGCCAGCCGGGCCGTCAGGCCCGCGATCGCCTTTAATGCCCTGCGGGCCTGGAGTCCCTGGATCGCCCTTCAAGCCGCGAGGACCGGGTTCGCCCTGGGGGCCGACAATGCTATCTCCTTTAAGCCCCTGCAACCCGCGATCGCCTTGATCGCCCTTATCGCCTTTCGGGCCGACAGGCCCGACAGGGCCTTCGATTCCTTGCGGCCCAATCGCTCCCGCCGCCCCTGGGGCACCGTTCAATCCCGGCAAACCGCGAGGTCCCTGTGGGCCGGTCAACCCTGAACCAATAATTTCGATAATCTCAGCCATATTAGATCGTTGCCTCCGGCACGACCACCACGGTCCCGCGAATGAGTTTCCTCACCACGCCGCCGTTGGTCAGTTCCAAATCGTAAACATAATTTCCTGCGGGCAAGCCTGCTGTCTCTTCTGGAGCAAGCTCTAGGGAGACAGTCCCTCCAGCGCCGCCCAGCAAAATCCGGCTATTGGTCGTGCTGAGTTCAAAAGCCACCGCGCCGCCGTAATTTTTCTTCAGTTGCATCTTCGCAGTATAACCCGTCAGGTTCATAACCTGCCCGTCCACCTTCCAGCGAAATTGCTTTTGGAAAGTGGAGCCCTGCTCAATCGTCAACGGGTATTCAACGGCTTCCATAGGTTATACTTTTATTACACCTATACCTCCAAAAGGCAAGTTGAATTTGACTTGACATCGAAGCGTCTCATGGCGGAACGCCACGAACTCCGACCTCTTGGGCCGACTTCTTGAGGCGGCCTCAAACCAAACCGCTCCCGAACCGTCTCCAACAACACGAAGGCGGCGTCGGCAATATCAGGTGAACGCCCCATACGGGATTTCATGTCGGACTTCGGCTCGACGCAGAGTTTCATGCCGCCACTTTTGCGGGTCTCAAAATTTCGCGCCGTCATCTCCTGGGCAAGGTCAGGGCCGATTCCACGAAGCTGCCCGTTCTGGAGCCACTCCTTCGCGCCGAACCAAAGTTCCGTGACGCGGTTGGTGTATTTCTCATTAGCAGGAGTCGGGTCATACGGCGACAAGGGGCGATCGCTCGGCGACCCGCCGAAATGCACACGCAAAAAATCATTCGTCCCCAGCACGCGGGAAAGCGCATCGCAAAAGGGAACGCCGCCGCCGGTCACATCCACGCCAAAAGATCGAGCGTCCACGCCCTCCTGACGCAGGACCGTCGCGATCTTTTGAGCAACCTGAAAAGTGCGCGGCTCCTTGCTGGAAGCGTCGTCCTCGATGAAATGAAAGGTATCAAATGATACCTGATCCACGCCGTCACGATTCAGGCCATAGCTCCCGAGATACAACACGCAGCGGTCGCCGCCCGAGACAAACGAAGGGTCAACCCCTGCCACTCGCATCTTCGAGCCCTGCCACACCGGAGCCTTGTCCGCGCCACCTTTGATAATTTCTTGCTCGGAATACACTGCCTTGGAAACGCCACCTGGGGGCCAGAATCCCCGGTAGTCTCGCCAGAACATCGGCGAATCCTCGCCAAGCCGCTCGACTGCCTCCTCGATTTTTTCCCATTTTTGAATCGGCCAAACATTTTTTCGAGCGATGTAGTTCGGGTTTCGCATCGCGTCGAAATGAAGCGCAACCCCTCCCAGCTTGGTTTCCCAGCGATCGTCATTCACCGTGATCGAGTTCCACCCGTCCTTCGGCTCCACGAATTTTCCGAAAGGGTCGTAGTAGCTGACAGGGTTCGCCGCCGCGCAAATGTGGAGAACCGCATTGTTCGCAAGGTTCGACATCGCCGTGTCCATCAGCGCGTGCGACAACTCGCTCAACTCGTCCGCTGCCAGAAAGACTCGCGGCGCTTTCATGCCTCGCATCTTGCCCGTGACTTCGTTGGATTTTTTCGCCTCCGCCGGGATCAAATAAATTCCCGCCTGCTCCATGCGAACCTTGTCCTTGACGACATAGATCGCTGGGGTGGGGGTGTCGGTTAATTTTGCAGGCGCAATCGGCGCGAGCGCGGGCCAATACCTCTGCACCGCACCCCACACGCGCTTCTTGGAGTCACGGATCGAAGTCGAGGTCAACAATCCCAGCGTGGAAAAAGGAGCCGCCATCCAGTTCAGCAAAATCCAAACCGCCATGAAGTCCGACTTGCCACTCGAACCGCACCCCGCAAATCCCACGAACTTCGAGTAGCAACACTCACGCAGCATGTCCTCGGCCCACGGGTGCCAAACAAAATTATTGAGAAAAAACATCTGGGCCGCCCGCTTGAAATTCTCCTCGCGAGGGGTTCCGTCTTTGGCTATGGAACGAAAAGCGTGAAGCTCAATCGTCCAGTCAGCCGTCTTCGGGGGATAGATGTATCCGTAGCGAACAATGCTCCCTTTCGGGACCGGAGTTTTGCCGTCATCGACAAGAACTCCGACATTTTTTTGAACCATTTCGTGACAAGGTATGTCCAACTTAGGACAAGGGCAAATTCAATTTTTCATAAACTCTTGATTTATACAAGTTATTACAAAATCCGTAACGCATTCGAATCCCGTAGGCGCTGCCCCTTTTTGTCCAAAATTTCTGCGGACAATGAACCCCCTCTCTCTACGCAAACCTACGGGTTTTTCGCCGTCGGGTTATTATCTTCTTGCAAGGTTATTACACCTTTGTCACCATTTTGTCCTAACTTTTCAGGACAAAAACCAACACCGAACCAAACAAAACCATGAAGCCTAAAACTGAAAAAATTGACGATAAGACGAGCTACCTTCGCTGCGGTCATGTCCGCGTGAGGATCGCAAAACTTCAACGCGGGAAATACACGACACATCGGATTTCGTGGAAGGTCGGAAGGAAAGGATTCAACCGCGCGTTCAACGACGAGACTGCCGCCATGCTGGAGGCAGATCGGATTTTGAAAAACCTCGTCAACGCGGACGGGGCGGCGACTAGAGTGGCGGGGGCCGACCTCACCTACCTGACCGAGTGCCAACGCCGAATGGGGTCGGTGCCGCTCCATACAGCGGTGGACTTCTACCTGAAATATCACGAGTTCACCGACCTCAACCCGAAAACATTTATCGAGGTCTATGACATGTTCTACGAACGGGCGGTTCAGCGGAAGCTCTCGCGCCGGTATTACGAGACGCTTCGCCACCACAAAAATTTTTGGGTAGGCCGCTTCGGGTCGCGGTTCATCAACACGATCCCGCCAGAGGAATATCTCGATTACCTGACGAACTCGAAATACGAAGACCGCACGCGCAAAAATCTTTTCGGCACGCTTTCCGCCATTCTGCGCTTCGCCCGCAAGCGCCGCTTTATCTCGGAGAGCAACAGCGAAGTGGAGGCGGAGTTTGGGAAGGTCCGCCACACCACGCCGGAAATCTACACACCAGAGGAATTGATGAAGCTCTTCATCGCTCACGATCGCCGCTACCTGCCATATCTCGCAGTCATGGCTTTTGGGGGCTCACGGCGCTCGGAGGCTTCCAACCGAAAATTAACCGAGAATGAAATTCTCTTCGACGAGCGCATGATCCGTCTCGGACCCGAGATCACCAAGACGGGGGCGGGGCGGACACTGGAGATCGGCGATGCGCTGATGGCATGGCTGAAAGAGTTCTACAAGGAAGGGCCGATCTTTCCGATGAGTCGCACCAACGCTCCGAGTGAAGATGTGTTGAAACAACTCGGGCTCACGCTCAAGAACAACGCCCTGCGCCATTCGTTTTGCAGCTACCACCTCGCGCTCCATCGAAATTCGGCCATGACGGCGGACATCGCAGGAAATTCTCCAAAAATTTTGAACGAAAATTACAAAGCCCTTGTCTCACGCTCTGCCGCCGAGTTGTGGTTTTCCATAACCCCGGAGGCCGTCCGAGAGTTCGCTAAGAAAAATAACCTTGACAGGTTATTAACTTGGTGAAAATTTGGGCGGTTGCCTCACCAGCAACAAAAGAAACCAAAATAAATATATGCCGAATCAACTCAAAGAAGGAACCGAACGGGTGTCGTATGTCGAAAGCAGCGATGTCCACAAGGCTCTTAAAATAATGGCAGTCTATAAAGGTGTTTCGATCAGCGCCCTCATGCGCGTCGCCACTGAAGACCTCCTGAAAAAAGAAGACCCATCTGGAGTTTTCCTCTCCCAAGCCAAAAAATCCCGCGAAAAGCAATCCGATACGCCGAAGCAGCGGGCCAAGGAGACACTAGACCCCGAGATTCTGGAACTCGCCAAAAACCTCCAGAAGCGATTCGCCCGATAGCTCACTAACCCGTTCTCCCCAGAACAAAAATAAAACCCCGTAGTAATAACCAACAAAAAAGATAACTCCGTAATATGCAACTCACCATAACCCTCGAACCAACCCTTGCCGCAACGCTCAATGTGCTTGCCGCAATAAGTAGCGATTCGCCAGAAGAAGTGGCGCTGAAACTGCTACGCGACGCTGTCAAAAGTGCCGTCGAGGACCCTGAGTTGCTCGGAATTGATGATGCCGAAAAACTCGAATCCTAAGCTGATTCGTTCATTCCCCTCCTCGCCAGACCTTGAAAAAGGTTTGGCTAAGGAGAGGGAAAGGACGGGCAAATCCATCTCTGAAATTATTCGTGAAGCCCTCCGAAAGTTTCTTGGGGTGTAATAACCTAATATGACGACAATGATCCTTGAGTGCAGTGCCTACACGGCGACTGCGTTGGGTGAGGGAAAAATCCGGCTGGAGGTGCGGGAAGCCGTCTCCAGCAACCGTGACCCCAAGCAAGCCTACGAAGCCAAAGCCGCCACCAAACGACTCTCCGAAATCCTCGGGCGCGAGGTGGGACGCAACAATCTGGCCTACTGGCGTGAAAATATGAACCTGCCCCACAAAAAACTCGGCCCGAAAAAATTCGTTTACTTCGAGGGGGAACTCACCCGCTGGGCCACTGGGAGGACGCTACTCGATTTATGAAAATCAACTCACGCGCCAAGGGCGCACGGGGCGAGCGCGAGCTTGCCAAATTTCTGACGGACCAGGGGTTCCCCGCCAAACGGGGGGTTCAGTTCTCGCAAGGGAAATTCGGCCTAACGGAATCCGATGTGGTATGCGATTCATTGCCGCTCCACATCGAGTGCAAACGGGTCGAGGCGGGGAACCCCTATGTGTGGCTCGAACAAGCCGTGCGGGACGCAAAGGAGGGGAAAATCCCCACCGTATTCCACAAACGCAACGACCACGAATGGATCGTCGTGATCCGTGCCGAGGATTTCGTCGGAATCGTTCGTGAATCGTCTCTAGTCAAATGAGCGACTCGATTCTCGACACGGCGCTCGCGGTGACGACCGGAGACCGCCGCCGCGACTATGACAAGGCGACTCCCAACCACGAGCGGATTGCTCGCATCTGGAACGCCTATATTCAATCGCGCAAAGACCCGAATGCGGAACTCACGGCGCTAGATGTCGCGCACCTGATGATTCTCCTCAAGATTGCCCGAGCCGTTTACACCCCGACTCGGGATTCCTATGTTGATATTGCGGGCTATGCCCGCTGCTCGGCCCAAATCGCGGGCTTCGAGACGGAGTGAAATACTCGCTCTATCCGTTTCAACAATCGGCGGTGCTGGTCAACATGACCGCACTCGACCGTGTGGGGGCTTCTTTGGAGGCAACCGAATGCGGCGGGGGAAAAACAATCATCGCCTGCGAAGTGGCTCGCAGAATGGCGCTGCCGGTGGGAGTCATCTGTCCAAAGAGCGTGAAAGAGAAATGGCGGGCGACGATTGCGGAGTTCGGCATCGAGCCGATTTTTGTAGAGAACCCCGAGAAGCTGCGGGCAGGCAACACGCCCTGGGTGAAGAAAGCGGGAAAGGCGTTCAAGTGGGTTCCCGAGACCCTTCTCCTCATCGTCGATGAAGTTCACATGTTCAGCGGGCTTAAAAGCCAAAACGGGAAAATGCTGGAGTGCGCTCCCTACCGGACGCTGATGCTGTCTGCCTCGGCGGCGGAATCCCCGCTCAAGATGAAAGCAATCGGAGCGAAGCTCGATCTGTTCCACCCTAGGGCGTTTTGGTCTTGGGCAAAGCAGATGGGGGCGGAAGACGGGCGCTGGGGCGGGCTGGATTGGAACCCGAAATCTCTCGAAAACAAACTGCGGATGCAACGCCTCCACGAATCCATTTTCGGATGCCGTGGGAACCGGACGCCCGCCGAGGTGCTTCGCGAGGAGCTTCCCGACCTGACGCTCGCGGACGAACCGATTCATCTGTCCTCGGAAGAACGGGCCGAAATCAAAAAGCTCTACGAAGAAATGACCGACCAAGAGGACATCGGCGCGGTCAAGAACTTGCGTCAACGCCAAGCGATCGAACTCATCAAGACGCCCTCGATCGTGGAGCGGGCCAAAGAGATCGTTGCCGAGGGCGGGAGCGTTGTTTTATTTCTCAACTTCCACGCCTCAATCGACAGCGCCAAATCGCTTCTTGGGGACATGGCAGAAGTGATCGACGGGCGCGAAAAGACCGAACACCGGCAGGCGAGTCGCGACAAATTTCAAGCCAATGTCCTCCGCTGTCTGATCGTCCAAATCGGCGCGGGCGGGCAGTCCATCGACCTCCACGACACTCGTGGCGATGCGCCACGCACGGCGCTACTCTGCCCTCAATTTTCAGGCGTCGCCGAGGAACAAGCCATCGGGCGCATTCGGCGCGTGGGAGCAAAGAACCGTGCTCTCGCGCTCCGCCTCTTCGTTCCGGGCACCATCGAGGTCGCCGCTCTCTCCCTGACAGAACACAAACGCGAAAACACAAAAATCCTAAACGACGGAATTATGAAACCAGAAGAACAACCCCGCGACATCGCCGAGGTGTCGCTCCATACCGAGAGAGCCCATGCGGAACACTCGCCAAGCTCGCTCAAAGAGAAAGCGAAATGCCCAGGCTTCCGCAACGATAACACCCGAGACACCACCGCCGCCGACAGAGGCACACTGGGACACGAGGCTGTCGAGAAACAAAACCTCGATCTCATCCCGCCCGATGACGAGTTTCTCCGCAAATGTGCGGGGCTGTGTCTCGCGTATCTCACTAAACTCCGCGAAGGAATTTCGGAAAAGATCACCGACATCCGCGAGCGCCGCTACATCGTGCAGGATCAGTTTGGACACATCGACCATGTGATGCTCCACGGCACGAGTGCCGAGTTGGTGGACTACAAATTCGCGTGGGGTAAATACGAGGCGGATTCGCCTCAATTCTGGGCCTATGGCGTTGGAATCTTCGACGCGCATCCCGAGGTCAAGACGCTCAAGGTTCATGTTCTGCTCCCGTTCCAAGGCATCATTGATGTGGTGGAGTGGACTCGCGAGGCAGACTACGAGCGGCTCTCCGCGCAAGTCGCCGCCATTGTCGCAGCGGCTCGCCGCAACGATCCAGCCTCCTACCAGACAGGGGAACATTGCGCGTGGTGCAACCACCGTGCCGAATGCCACAAGCTCAACGAAGTGGCGCTGACCATCGCGAAAAAATACCAGCCCGACGAACTGGCTCTCCCGCCGGAGTTCGATCCCGAACTCATCAGCAACCCCGAGAAGATCGCGCTGGCGAAGCGTCTCGCTCCGATCCTCAAAGGATGGGCCGAAAAAGTAGATGCCCGCGCTTTGGAACTCCGGCTCTCGGGAGTGGAAATCCCAGGCTACGAACTCGCCGAGCGAGCAAGCAGCTTTGAGATCACTGACCCGCAAGCCGCATGGGAGGTTGTGAAAAATAAAATCACTCCCGAAGCATTTGCTGCTTGCGCCAAGTTAAAAATCGGCGAGCTTGAAAAGGCCGTTTCCCGCACCGCCGAGCGTGGGCAAATGGCTAAGGCTAAAGCAGCTTTGCGCGATTCACTCATCGACGCGAATGCGGCCAAAGTCGAAGGCACCATAGTATTCTTAAAAAAATCGAAAAATAATTGAACGGGGTAATAACCTAATAAGTCTAACCCCGCGCCCCAGACAAAACCACAACCACAAAACCACAAATAATGGCAACTATATCATTCGACGAAGCGACAACCACAGAATCCAATCAATTAGCATCGACGCAGCCACAGGCCAACGCCCTTGCAAACATCACGACCACCACAGCCCTTGCCGAGAAAGGCTTGGTCGGAGACTGGAGCGCGAGTGACACCAAACTCCCCCGCATCAATCTGGTTAACAAAACCGGCGTGCTCGGAAACGACTTCACACCGGGCTGCTGGGTCATCAACAAGGAGCATCAGATCAGCCAACTCGACCCCAAAGACAAAAAGAAGGGCGAGCCGATGCGGGTGATCGCGATTCAGATGATGAAGCAGTATCAGGAAAATATCCCATACGACGAGCGCGAATCGACTCCGGCTCGCCTACTCAACAGCGCCGCCGAGGTTCGTGAAGCGGGCGGTCAAGTTCACTGGACTCGTGGAGCAGGCTTCTTCAGCGAGATCGCTACGGTGGAGTTCCTGATTCAAGCCCCAGATTGGTTGAAAGAGGATGCCGAGGTGCATTTCTACAACATCGCCGAGGACGGCACCCGCTACACCCGCGCCGTGGCGACTTTCGCCTCGACCAGCTACTCGGGAGTGGCGGTTCCGCTGGCGACGAGCCTCCGCACACA